GATCCATCACCAAATGTAATCTTCGCAAAGGAAGACTCACCAGAAGGATTGAGTTCGGAGGTTGCAACTTGGAGTGCAACGTCCAGGGCATCTTGTTGTGCAGTGGATTCAGTCATAATTTCTTTAGTCACTTCAGTTTCTTCTTTCTTAAGTTTTTTTGTTTGGTCAGATGCCTTCTTTTTAAAGTCAGACATACGAGCCTTCATTAGCACGTCCATTTCTTTCGTCTTGGACTGCATTTTCTTCTTCGCTTCGTCACGCTTCTTCTGCAGATCTTTAGAACGGCCAAGTTTTTTCATCTGACCGATTTGTTTCTGTGCTCTCTCTGTTTCAGAAGGAGCTGCTTCAACAATTTGTGTTTCTAATTCTTCTTTCATTTTCTTGCGGGACTGTATACGAGAGAGCATTGTTTTTGCACCCTTGGTGCGACCATCTACCTTGTCTTGATTGGCTTTCTTATATCTACGTTGAGACTTTGGGTTAACAAATACGAAAGCAGGTGGCATTGACAAAGCAGCGCCATCGCCAGCCATCATTTCATTCACAGTAGATTTAGATTCTTCAGACATTCTTGATCAACGTCGAGGTTTAGACTTTCTGGTAAGCGGTTAAGGGTCAGCATAAAAGCTTTTAATTTTGACCAGTGTTTCGCCTCTATTTTATAAAATAATAGAGGCGTTGCAGCATCATCAAATACATTATACATGACGATGATATGATTTAAAATGAGATGAACTTTCAACTCACCGTGCATTTCATAACGACGAAATAAACGTTTGACGCACTTAATCTTATTTAGATCTTTTTTAAAGTCATCATACGTGGCGGAGTTCGGGTTATTATAATTACGTATAGCAAACATCAACCAGTTGTCCTGGTTCAACTCATCGAACTTCATTTATTATTCGGCGGTAGTAACTACTGCGGTAGCGGAGATAACTTCAGTAGCACCATTAGTGGAGTTAATCTTGACACGGTAGGAACCAGCGTCAGTTGTTGCATATTCTGCAACCTCAAAGGTTGTTGCAGTCGCTCCAGAAATGTTTGCCCAACGATTTGCATCAGACAATTTCTGCCACTGATACGTGAGGACGGAAGCATCTCCAGGAGGAGTTGCAATAGAGGCAAGAGTAAGTGTCAGAGCAGCATCAACAGCAACTGCAGTATTTGCAGGTTGTGTGCTGATGGTGATTGCTACGCTTACGTCTGCTGCCTGTGCATCATCCGATTGTGTCTCGTTAGAGTTAGCTTCAGGACCAGCGATTGTTACTAGCATCTCTGCCTTATGGCGAGTGTGACCATCACAATCAGTGAAGGTGTAGTAAGACCACCAACCAGGAGCATTCAGACCACGAGCCTTATTCTCGGCAAGTGCTGCTTCGGTGTCGTCAATAAAAATTGTTTGTTTTGCTTGCGATGATGCAGCAATGCCAATGCCTGCTTTGGCTTTGTTAGCATTGCTGTCATCCTTTCCGTATAGGGACATGAGTTTTCAGCGCGTTTATATTTACCTAATATGTATTTATAAAAAAAAGGGAGAGGCACTATCCCCTCCCTATATTATCACTCTTCTCTATTCTTAATCGCTTTGGTGACAACTTCAAGTAGTTGATCATCCATGTCAGTCTTGGTCAGCTTAACCGCTTTAGCAAGAATAACAAGACAGATCTCAACCATCTTCTCACCGAGTTCTTCATTCTCTGGGATTTTGTTAATGGCATCGGTAATAATTTTTGACGCCAGGGGAAGTAGAAATGCTAGCATGATTTTAGGGGCATAGTATACGCCCTTATTTAGTCTGCCTTTTTCTGACTCTTCATTGCCTTGAGAATATACTTTTTATTCTTTTTATTATTCTCTTTATCCTCGGCAGCACCGTCTTTGATGTCAGGCATCACTTCGACGTGTGCCGCTTTCACTTTTTTTCTTCTTCGATCTCCTTGCGAAGTTCTGCCTGCTCTTTCATCTTCTTGCTGGTGTTGACAATCTTGGAGACCTTCTTGCGGCGAGCAAGCAGATACTTATCAGACTTATCGTGGTCACCATCGTTGTCGATGTCCTTATCTTCCTTGCCTACGGGATCAAGTTTCTTCTCTTTGATCTCTTCGCCAGTAGGCTCAAATCCTGCCTTGACACAGTTGTTGACTTCCTTACCACCTTTCTTCTTGGTGCCTTGCTTCTTATATCCTTTCCAGCAAGAGGTGTTACCATTGTCATCTTTGCCATCCATCTTGACTTCAAAGATGTATGTTGCACCATCAAGTTCAAAAGAAAGTGTCTCTGTAGCAACTTTAGTAGTATCTTTGATCTGTGCTCCAACAGAATACTTCATACCTTGACCTGTACGCAGGTTAGCAGCAGGATCAGGGGGAGCAGCGTTTGTTTTAGGATCTTTAGTCGAGAAGTCATCCTCTTTCTTTTCCTTACCAGAAAGGTCAGGGATAGAAGTGGATGCATCAGTACCACCAGCAGGACCAGGAGCTCCTAGTTCTTTCTTCTCTGGTGCTGGGATGGTAGCAGACTCTTCACTGATAGTAGACTGTTGGAATCCATCTCCACCCATCCACTTTGAATACGAATTAATAAGTGCCTGGGAATAGGCATCATTATGCTGCACACTATTGACTGGTTTCTGTCTTTCCATTATTGAAAATACTACTTTTCCTGTCTTTATTTATGGTATCAATTACTTGTACGGCGCGGATGTCTTTTACCCACGCTCTAAACATCTCACCAGACTCGGTAATTGCAATAACATAGTTGACTCCAGACCTATGTATACTACCTTTCTGTCCAGTCAATGCATTCATAATAATATCACCTTCAGCAAATGTATCAGTTTGTCTATGCTGCTGACGAACTGCTTGCTCTCTCAATTTTTTGAAGTCTTTCATTTAAAATTAGCGGGGAGTGCTCCTTTAATTTCCATCATCATTGCCATACAATCTTTATCATTCAGTGCTCTGGGTATACCAGACCTAAATGTTTTGAAGTCGGCAGCAAAAGCAGCACGTCTCATCTTTGTTCCAGAAATAGCAAAGGTATCTCCATCAGCATCTCTGCTGCCTGAAGATTGAATTTCTAGTTTTCTAAAAGAAAACTCCGTGCCGTTATATTTATGGAGGAATGACATGGCTGATACCCTATCAGATCCTACAAGAAACACTGCTTCATTATACCCATCCATCATAAGCTCCTGTAAGATCTCCACGGGTTGTTTAGGACCCGAAAAGATTTTACCCTTATGCTCTGGGAACATCTTCTCCATGTAGAATAGTTTACGATGAGGTGCGAGGGGATTCTTTCCTTTAGTGTCGTGGGATTGAGAAATATAAATGCGATAATCGTGTCGTCCTGATGCACGTTTCACTCCGTCAAAGTTTTCTTTGTGACCAGTAGTAGGTGGTTGGAATCTGCCAAACGTAAAGTAGCAGGTCTTACAATTTAACGCCATTGCTTTTGTAGAGTAAAGTTGTTGAACGCAAACTCAAAGCGATTGACAAACTTAATCATGCTGCCATCTTTGTGCATAACATATCCTTCAGGTGTCGTCACCTTATATCCATTCTCTGTCTGGACATAGGTTCTGAACTCCTCAAGGTGGTCCAGTTTATCTATAACCATTTGCTTAAGATTTTGCAACTCTTTGTACAGAGCAATCATCATCTTAAACTTGTAGACATTATCTAGGAGATAGTTCTCACTCTCATATACCAGCGCACACTTCTTTGTTCTGTTAGCAACTGTCTTGATCTTTGCTAACTCCTTCTGCATCTTGGCATCGTAGAAATTTACCAGGGCATGGATCGTTTCGTCCACGTTTGTAATCTGTACTCCAGCTTTAACCTCGCTGTTGAAGAACTGTTTGACGAAGGTTGAGATATGAAATTTCTTATCACCAGTGCTGCCCATATTGGAAACCAGATCGTCAAGAAAAGGACCAGTAATGGCACACATACGTTCGATCTTTTGTACATGGTTGTCAAAGCGTTGTAATTCTTGCTTACTAAAACCAACTTGATCCATTGGTGTGTCATTTTTGATCACCAATGCATCTTGTGAACCAGTAACATCAGCACCTGCACGAGCTTGCATGTCTGCAAGGTCATCACCAGTGTAATGAGTGTGGAATACTACACCAATCTTTGCTCTACCTGCTGATTTGCCGATAGGATGATCTACTGGAATGCCATAGGTAATAGTGTTAGGTCTGAATGTGTACAGTCTCTCACCATTAACCGTCTCTGTTTTCAATGTGCTGTTAGTAAACATGAGGTCGCCTTGCACGACTCCATCGATACCTAGTTTACTAAAGTATTCTAGAGAGAACTTAAGTTTCTCTGCCAAATCACCTGAATAGTATGCGTCTACATCACCAGGTAAGAAGCATAGTTTTGGTTCTGTTTTGTTGAACACAGATTTAGTGCCAACAAAGAATCTTT